GCCGCATTTTATGAGAACCTTAATGGGGAGAGAGCCGAAGCTCCCTCCCCACGTGTAGAGTAGGTTAACCCAGCACATCCAAGGAATGTGGATTAGTAGTGAATTTGTAAACGTTCGTAGGTCGGCGAGCAAACACCGAAACGGGATCAGCGAAGTGCCGAACAGTTTCCGCAGGTGCTTTCCGCCAGGGAAGAACGTAAGGGTCGTAGCCAACAGAGTTAGGAAACTCGGCTGCAACCGCACCGCCGAGCGAGTGTCCAATAACGCGAGGAAAGTCGACGATATGAAGATGTTCGACTTGTGAGAAGCGATTATTTGGCACAAGACGCTCTAGACCGAACGGGTACAACACGTCAGTCGCAACATCACTCCATGAGCCAATGTTTGTTCCAGCAATGGCCAAGGTGAGGTCATCACCTATGGCTATGCGGTCCGGAGAAGCATATGCCTTACGAAGCAATTCCACATCTCGAACGCGCTGGGGCACATCCTATTGGTACGCAACGACTCGAGAGTCACGCGGACCACTCCGTGCTGGAGTTAGAGGCGTGCCGGTGGCTTGACTCACAGGATCAACTGCATTTGTTGCAGAATGAAACGAAGCAAGCGGCGCGTGAGGTATTGGCTTTGCTGCCGTTGAAAGCACAGCGTCCAATGGCCAACGGGTGTAGTACGACGAGCGCACTGTCAACCGATAGTCTTGAGCGTTGGCGGTGACTGGGAGCACGAGAACCAATGTCTCCATAGGTTGTAACAGGTTATTCCCGCCAGGCCAGTTCGCGACATGTCCCATGAAAGCATCAGTGCCGAGAGCCCCGGACCAAAATCTCCAATCGGAGTAGTCGTTTAGGTCTCTTGGTGTCCCAACAAACTTCTTTCCACCACCGAGCATCGATGATGCGGTGTGTGTCACAGCGTCTGGATGGTTTATAATCTCATTGGAGAAAGTAGCCCACTCAGCCTGTGTCATTGTACTAGGAGCTTGTGGTAATGCTAAACGACGGTCAGTCACAAGAACGTAGACAAAACCCTCCGTGTTTAGCGGCTCGGTGCCATTGATCAGGGAACACCCTATCTTGACAGCCTTACCTTCAGTGGGTCCACCAGCGGTGCCAGTAGCACCAAGGAAGGTTCCACTTAGGACCGCTATTCCGGGGGTGGGCGAGTTACTCACCCGAATACCGACCGAATTAGAGTCACCAGTATTAGTGACTATGACTATCTGCACATAGTTATATTGAGGCACTGTGTGCCTAATAATGTTAGGAATACAGACAGCATTGCCAAGGCCCATCGGAGCACCACACTCCGGCGAAAGCCAAGGATCAAAAGAAATATTACCAATATGACCAGTGCCGTCAGCATGTACAACACGCCCAGGGTTAGGTCTAGCGCGGCGAGGGCCGCTACGTGCAGGACGCGCCCGTGTTGGGCGGCGTCTAGCAGGGGTAACATTGCTATTGTTAGATTTGCGGGCGGCGCGCTTTGGCTGCGCCTTACGCCCGCGGGTGTTACTTTTAGGAGCCATGATACTCCGTTCAAAATTTTACTGCCAGGAGGGCAGTGAACTGGTCTTCGCTCCACTGCGTCAGATCTCATCTGCCACGTCCTCGTAATCACGGTAGAGCATCAAGGTACTCGTTTTCCACTCCCAACCTACTTCGTCCACAAGGGCCTTGAAGCAAGCATAGAGAGGACCATCGAGTCCTAGGGCATACGCGACGCCATCCAGGGAGTCGTTGGTAGGTGGAGACTTCGTCGCACTCTGATTCAGCTCAAGCTGCGCAAGAATCTTGCAAACAGAGGCTGCAGTGCGTCGGGCAGTCCACCGCCCATCTTGTTCCTCCTTGAAGTAGAGAGAGTTGAACTCAATCTCTTCTGAGACGTCCACGTAGCCGGATGAACCGGGCTTCTGGATATGGCCGAGTGAAGTAAAACGCTCGAGATTGAGGGTTCCACGGTAAACGGCATCGTCACCTGCGCAAAGGGACCTGTAAATCCCGCAGAGACGGAGCACGAAGCCCCGAATCCACGAGTTCATCGACGAGGTCGAGAAGATCCCGGAGGCAAGGACACAGAAGAATTGGCACTGTAGGAGGCGATCTCCAACAGAGACAATGTGAAGGGAGTTGGCAAGGGCTTCTAGGTCAATCAGAAGCTCGTAGAGCGCCCGAATAGGCCCAGCCTCAACCTTGCCCCGCATTGTTAGTTTGCGACGATCCGCCTCAACCATCATCTCCCACCGCTTGACGGTGAAGTCCCAATTGCTTGCGTCATCGTAGCCGAGCTTGAAGAGAAACCTCTTCTCAGCCCTGCGACGGGAGCCAGACAAGCGAGAGCCATCAGAATCTTTCTTAGGAGGCAAAGGCCAGTGGTAGCCAGGCTCTCCAAGCCACTTCTTGAAGCAAACTCTCTCATCTCGCCCCGCGAGAACGTTGAACGAAGCACCAAGGCGCTGGACGCCCGCTGGATGGTGACCCACTCCAATCGCTGAATTGAAATGGCGCTCGCCAGACTGGTAGGCCATCTTCTCATTCTTATTGATGAGACGATGCACTATGTCCTGGCAGACCAGATCAACGATCGAGGAAACCCAAATGCAGCGCCAGCGCTGCTCCCGCTGCTTCTTGGCGTTGTGCCCCTCTTCCTTCGGGTGAATACACCGAGGGTCGAGGAGGCCAAGACAATGGGCCTCGTGAGGGGCCATATGCGGAAGTGTCTTGCGATGCACAACTCTTGCTGCCAGACGTAAAGTCACAAAATACAGCAAGACTTCGGGCTGCTTGAGCCACGCGCCCTTGTTACCGGGCAGGTGGTGGGCGGACCACCCCGAACTCTTCTTGCCGTCCATGCCGTTCACGGAGTCGTTGAATAGCTCCATTAGAGGCTTCACCCGCATTGCCGTAGGCATAGCAGGCGTGTCCTCACAGAGAGCGTTGAAGGCTCCGCATACGCAGGCACGAGTGGCACCGTCGAGCTCACCGAGACCGATCTTGGGAGCGTGCGCTTGGAGTGAGCGGTAAACCGCCACCGGTGCGTCGGAAGGAGGGAGGGCGTAATCGCCCTCTTGAAAAGAAACACCCTCGATCTCATTGGAGAAGATCTTAGTGACTATCGACGCGTAGCCGCCCGATGAGCGGGCAGATGGTGGGAACACCTTGTTCGTCTGAACCTCTGGGGTCAAAACTGATCCAAAATTGCGGACGGGGGGTTTCCCACAGTCCACGAAGACCAAACGATTAAGTTTGTCCCAAATGTCGAAGTCTGCGTCCTCTTCAATGGTCTCGTCTTCTGGTGGGCACTTGGTGTAGTGCAGAAGATCGTAGTTGTAACGGCTGGCACTCCAAATGTCAACCGGAACGTCTTGCATCTTGACGAG